CGTCAGACCAATAAAGTTCTATGTGCGGGTTAAATAATGCATTATAAACCGTCTCATTTAAGCCAGGCGTGTTAGTGCCATCCTGAATAACAAAAGTAACTCCGTCTTCAGAGATAACATACACAGGAACAGACGAAGTAGATGTCTCAGCTACAATAAATACGGTATTGGCAAATACAGGACTAGAGCTATAGCTTGGCGTTTGATTACCCCATACAAAGTCTATTTGTATGTAATCAGTAATAAATTCACTGTAATCAGGTTCGGCAATTATTTGAGTAATATTTTCATACCTAAACGGATAAGCCACAAAACCAGTAGAAGAGGCAGAATCTTGTAGTTCGTTATAATATATATTGCCACCCATCTGATATAAACAGTTTTGCCCTTGAGCCGTAACCATATGTACGTTAGCAAAGAACACATGGCCCTGAATAATATTGCGCTGTCCGTTGAGTTCAATGCATTTACTCCAGGTCTGCGTATTAAAGTTAAACTCCAAGCAGTCTGATAAAGATTCGTTATTTAATCGTTGGTCATTATTGTAATTACCAAACGAAACTCTATAGAAAACCGTGTCTTCATATTGATACAAAAACCCTTCTACATCTAAAGCTAAAACCGAGCCAGATGTCGCCACAGATGCATTTGCTAACTCTTGAATTAATACATTTACTGCTTGAGTAGAAATAGATTCTGGCAACTGACCATTGCTAGCCATAAAAGTTACAAGCCCATTTCTATTTTGCGCAAGCCAAGTCATCCTACCAAAGTCAACGTCAAGTGAATCAGGGTCAGCTATGCCATAATCGAAGTCATAAGATGTGTTCTTTTTAAATGGGAACGTAGTTGTATTAAAAGTACTAACCGTATTTGACCAAATGTCTGTCGTGTAATCGGTAAATATATACAATTGTTGATGAAGAACACACATCTGACGAATAAGACCAGAAGCTTGAGCAAATATTGCTTGCCCATTAATAGTAAATACGGCAGATGCGCTATATGGTGCGCCTAAGTTAAACTGGGTCAGCTGAAATTGTGTGCTTCCACGACTAGAAACTACAAACCTATTACCAAAAGCTGCGGGATACAAAGGATATTGTGGCCTATTAGTATCAGTTACTAGGCTAAATGCATTAGTAGCCTCGTCAAATACAAATATGTTATTGCCATCGCACCACATACAAAATGTGGCAAAAGTAGTCGAGCTACTAACCTGAGTCGTGGCCAAATAAGCGAAATTTAAATCACCAGATGATCTTGTGAATGTAGAGTCAGATATAGGTCTAATATTAAAATTAATATCAATCTGATATATAGTCGATGCTATGACTACATATACATAACTTACCGAACGAAATATTTTTCTAGGATATGCGTCAAATACAAATCTTGCATTGCCAAAGTCATCTGTAAAATGCTTTCTGCCCATGGCAGGATATAAGGCTTTACCCTTCTTTCCTGATGGCGCGTCGACTTGATACCAGTTCGAAGCTGACATAGGACTGAACTGTTTGAACCTTTGTTGATCATAGTGACTTATTATAGGCAGCTCTTTGATTGTCATTTATATCCTTACGCTATAGCCTGCAAAACTAAATTCCAGCTTTGACTCTATATGCTCCATTTAAGTACGATTCGTTATTAATATTGACATCTAAGTTCTGGCTGCTAGTGGCTTCCATGTCCTTCTGAAGCTCTCTATACATAGACTCAAGTTCAGGAGTCCATGCGGCCATTCTAGCTTTATAAACAGCCAAATACTTAGCCAAAGCAAATTGCAAATACATATAGTAATAAGAAGGCAAAGAACTCATGTCGTCATTAGCAGTAAGGGATTGCAACTGCCATTTACCATAAATAGACAGCAAATACCCCTGACTAGGCCCAGGATACACCTGCAAGCGAGTTAAATTAGTCTCGGGCTTTACAATTACATAACGAGGCAACCCCATTAATGGCGCGTATTTATAGCTACTAAAAAACTCTGTGCGTGACTCGTCAATCAAAGGATAAGTAACGTTGTCTAAAGTAATCCAAGCATTAAGAAGATTAGCTAACCTGCCAGGGCAAGCAGGAGGCGTTAAATTAGGTGTGGGCACATAATCCGAGTCGCCTATCGTAATAGTCCCTTGGCCTACAGTTAATTGATAATCTACCTGTTGTGAAACAGTAATCATTAACCCAGTTGCTGAGTATTGATTCATCAATCTATTAAGCGTGGCAATTCCTATGCTTAAATCATTGCCTTGCAATGGCACAGTAGGAGTAGCTGCTGATATAATTTGCTATGAATCGTTTACGAAAGCTCTTACGCTTTGTTGAGGTTCTGACATTTGTTAGCCCTCTTCTTTTGCTTAATTAATACAATATTAGATTCTTTATGAAGAGCAGGAATATCTGATTTCTCGGCAAACCATGTGCCAGAAGATATCATTTCACTAAATTCGTCGTAGTCGTTTGCTAGTTTTTCGCCAGTTGAATTATATACAAAAGCTTTAAAGTGCTCGCGAGAGACCCATCTGCCTAGATATAAAACTTGATTGTCTACTATCATTGTTTGTCCTTTAAGTTGGGCTCGTCCCACTACGTAACGAGCCCTTCCCATTCACTAGATAATGCGCTCGTGCTTTCGCAGAGGAGCACACCTTATTAGCTCATTACGCAAACCGAGAACTCTGGGTTGATTGAAACACCCGCAATAATATCCAGTCTATCTAACTGAACATAGTTACGAATATCAGCACCAAGAGTATAGGTCATTGCCATCTTATACAGATCAGAATAAGTGGTAACAGCTTCAACACCACCCTTTAACTCTGTAATTGGAGGAGCCGCGAACACAATAGATTGATTGTGGAACGCAAGTGACTCGTTATGACTTTGTGCTAATAACAATTGAGCACCATTTGGAATTGCACCGCTAATGTTTTGGCGAGCTCCACTAACAACGACAGCAGGGCTAACTGTAACGGTAGCATTGCCTGAACCATCAGAAGCAGTAGAAGACACAACAACAAATTGCGCTGCAGTAGATAAAGGAATATATCCACCAGTTTGTGATGCAGATGCTAATGGATTAACCATGTATACACCAGCAGAAGCTGCAAACTGAAGCTTATCACCAGGAAAAAATGGAGATGCTTGGCTAGCAACTAAACCAGTCAATACAAAAGTACTTCCTGAGCTAATTGGACCATTGGTAATAGTACCAGCTAATTTAAATCCAGTAGGAGGTGAACCACCTGCTTGACCAACACCAGCAATTTGACGAACAAGGAAGTTGGTCTTGAAGAAGTCAAAGCCTGCTAAGTGACCAATGAATCCATCCATCAACGCGCCACGATTTACAGTCATGTTGAACACTGTATATAGGTCGTTAGATAGAGCTGCAGAAACAGCAGGACTATTAGCAAAATAACGGTTGCCATCTTCTGGTATACCTAATTCTGTCATGTAAGCATCAGTATTAAGTACAGTTTGGAAGTCAATTGGCACGCCTGGTGTACCAGTAGTTTGATAAACAGCTGGTTGGAAATTTTGCGCACAAATAAATGACTCAACGTTATTTGCAAGACGTTTAGCACGAGGCTTTAACATCATGTCAAGATATGGTTGGTCACGAGCGCGATCGAATGTTAATTCCATGCCATTGAAAGATACTAAAGAGTTGAACTGAGTATCAATGGTTAATGGACGAACAACTTGCACCACAGCTTCGTCAGTTGCAGTAGCCCCATATCCACCTAGGAATCTTTCTTCCAAACGGTAGTTAATGGTTTGACCAGTTGCGTATTTTAAGTTTTTGAAATCTGCTTCTAAGTTACGGTTGGCCACTTTGGCAAACCCGAGATAATTAATGTACCGTATAAAAACTTCGTCAAGTATATAGCTTGTGGTAGCAAACGAATTCGCCATTTTGATCTCCTGTTAAACAAAATTATTGCTCCTATGAGCGCCTTTTTTGTCCGGCAGAAGACGATACTTGCCACTTGTAACTGATGGAGTAATGGTGCTACACATCTGTTGCTACAATTATGCTATAATATGAAAATCAAATCTAGTGCCTGCAGCACGAACGGGGGGTTTCCTTGCCCTCCTGATTTGTCTAATCCAAGGAGTAACGCTATAGGAGGCGAAATGAAAGGCGATAAATGTAGTATTTCTAATTGCAAAAACATTATTACATACAAGGGTACTGTTTGTGGCACGCATAAATGGCGCATGACTAAATATGGATCGTATGACTTGCCATCTCATGAGGGTCAAACAAGTTATTATATTCACGAAAAATGGCCTGTAGGCATCATCCATAAATGCACAAAAAATCATGGGCTGTTAACAATTGATGATGTATATATAAGAAAAGACTTTAAGAAAAAAGGTGGCGATGGAGTTCAATATCATTGCAAAAAATGCGCTAGAGACGGAAATATTAGACGCAACTATAAAGGCATGAATAGTATGGAGTGCTATCAAAAGATGTGGGATGCCCAAGGAGGTCTTTGTTACATTTGCAAAAAGCCGAGCACGCAAAAATCAAATAATAGTAAAACGATTAAAAAGCTCGCTGTTGACCATAACCATGCCACAGGGAAAGTACGAAAATTACTTTGTGGCGCATGCAATTCATGCCTTGGATATGCTGAGGACTCAATAGAGCGATTACAGCAATTAATTGCATATTTAATAGAGCACCAATCATGACCAAAAAAACCTACGCATAATATCTGCTTACCGTAAGACTAATATTTTGTCTTACGGTATTTTTATTTATTACATTGTCTTCCCACGCATTCTTTCTTTCTTAGACTCACTCTCAGCATGGCGTAACTTCTCATCTATAGACCAAGTCCTCTGCACCTTCTCGCTAACGTCACCCTTAGGAGCCTCAATAGGACGAGGAGCTTTGCTAACTGTGCTTCTGGCCTTCCTCATGCGCTCTTCAAGTCTACCTAGTTCAATAGCCTGAGCATACGGGTCACCAATCTTAGATATTCTATCTAGCTCTGGAGCTTGAGTCTTAGCAGCGGCATAGATAAATGCAGCAGGGTCACTCATGCCGCGAGTAGCTATAACCATCTGCGGTGTAAGAGGTTTGCCCATTACAACTTGCTCAAAGTCCTGGTACTTCGACATGCCTTGATTAAATCGTATCTCAAAATTAGCTTGCGCTTCTTGCTCTTGTCTTTGCCATTGTTCAGCTTGAGCTTTTTGTTCACGCTTAGATATTGCGGTTTCAATAAAACTTTCTAATTGCACTTCCCAATCATCACTGGCCGCTGGTTGTACTTCAGCTTGTGGTTGGTATTGTGGTTGATATTGCGGCTCAGCTGGTGTCTCTGCCCGCTCTTTTAGTCGTTTACGAATGGCTTCATTTATACGTGCGTCCACTTCGGCTTGAGTATAAACCTTTTCTTGCTTTGCTATTTCTGTGCCATATTCGTCTACATTGGTGTCTTCAGATGCTGGCTCAGGGCTAATGTCTGCATAAACTGGTTCGGCTTCGACCGCTTCCCTTTCAGAAGTAGTTGACTCAGCAACTTCTGGAACAGGTTCAGGCTCAGGTGCAAAGCTTCTTGTTTCCGGTGTGTCTAATTGCACCTTTTCGGGTGAAGGTATATTTAATAATTTGTCATCTACATTTGTCAGGCTCATATATTACTCTCGTGGTGGTTTTTGTTGTTTGTGCGCAACTGTCAACAGTTTAATTAAGTTATCAGCATGAGCTATTTGTTCGTTAGAAGAGGTGCGTTGTGTCTCAGCCAAATAGCGTAGCTCCATTTCTTGTAATTCAGCTGCCGCTTCTTGCTTTTTGGCTTCCAATTCTTGCCAACGCATCTGAATATCTTGGTCTTTCTCGTGCGCATCCATCTGTAATCGTTGTTGCTCCATCTGCAATTGTTGCTGTTTAAGCTGCAATTCTTGCATTTTAATTTGAATCATTGGGTCTGGAGCTTGTGGTTTAGGTGGAACCGGCTCACCAGTCTTGCCTGCTTCAATAATTTCAGGTGGAACAATCGTTTTCAACCTATTTCTGAGCTCTAAATTGTTCATTAGTGGCAGGTTCTCAACGTATAAGTCTGCAATTAAGTTAAAAAGCTGTGGGTTGGCTTGCAAAATAAGTTGCATAGAGTTTAATGCTTCTTGTTTTTGTCCTTCCCAGCTTGGTCCTGGTTGTAAACGGATGGTATATCGGCCTTTAGTCATGTCATTTTGCATTTGACCGCCGTACTCGTCCATTGGCTTGTTAACTTCTACCGGAGTCATGCCTTTTTCTTTCATATTTAGCATTAATGTGCGCTCGGTATCGTAAACTTTGGGTATCATTTCATTGACGATTTGGCCACAAACTGCAATAGCTCGGTTGAGTGAATCGAAAGGTAGGTGAGTATTATAATTACCACGCTTAGTCCGAGCGTCAATAGCAAGCTTGGAAGTTTCATTGCCTTGCTCTCCCATCATCGTATTATACATACCAGTACATGACTGTAAGTCGCGTTCTGCACGTTCATATTGCTGGGTTAGTGATACAGATAACTCTGGCGGCTTTAGTTGTTGAGGTATAAATCCAGATGGCACCTCATCAAACTTTAGACCTCCTTGAATGTTAGACGGATCTCGCCATATTTGCGCTGTGTCATTTGAGCGTGCATTTCCAGCAGCAATGAGAAATTGATCATACCTTCCAATCTTAACAAGGTATGCTGATTGAGTGCCCAAGTAATTAATATAACGCTGAGCATCCTTAGTGTCCTTAAAGAATGGCCGAGTAACTTGTGAGCCCTGCTTATTGTAAAACGAGTTCTGATCAACAAATATAATTGGTAATTGCTCAGAAGGAAACTCTCCCTCCTCCAATACATAATCACCAGCCATCATTGTCTTTTCAACTTTATAACGAGGTGCCGCTCTCTTTTCTTCAATAGTTACTAACTCTTCACCATCTAAAAGCATCTCATCATCACCAACCATAATGCGCTCAAGCATTTTAAACTCTTTGCTATCCAACACACGCCCATTAGATAGTCTATAAATAGTTTCTTGATGATACTTGCGCCTGTAATGAGTAACTATAGTAACCGACTCATCATCATTAAACACAGTGCCTTGTTCAATGTTAGATGGCGGTATATCTTGCTCAATCTTCTTGCCGTAAATAGATTTAAATTTATCACGTGACATACGTGTGCGAAACCCTGAGTGTGAACCATCAGTTTTACACGGGCTCATTGCCGACACATCCCAATAGCAACGTGTAGGAATAGATTCTTTCTTAATTCTAATCACTTGATTAAATGAGTAGTCATTTTCATACTCAGTATCTACAGTAAACGCCCCAAATCCGCCAGTAATAGCAGATTGAAATGCTGTTTGAAATACCACATTGGTATCAGAGTTAAGGGTGATATCTTTAACTAAAGCTGTGCGTACCTCAGCAGTTTGCTCGGGAACAGACTCATCTGGTTCACATTGTAGTGTTGGAGTGTTTTGTCTTTGTTCGCCGAGCAAGTGATTAGCCATTGGGGCTAATTTATTAAATGTGAGTGGTATCTTTTTATATGACGCAAATACTCTAGCTTCTTCGTCTAGCCATTGGTTGCCGAAGACAAACTGTAGATATTCATCGTAAGTGTTTTTATTGTCTTTCCAATAATTTTCCCAGGTTTCAATCCAATGTTGAATCTCTGTTGCTAATTCAGGGTCTTTGCGTGCCATATGGTCATCCCTCAGATATGATGCAAAAAGTATATCATGTAAACATTAAACGGTGTATGTCTAACATATGTTCCTTTATGGAACTCATGTATTAATACTTATGTAAACATCCCTCGGTGTTGATCGGGCATAAAATTAGGTGCAAAGTTAGATTCTCCTGCATACATACCGAATGCAAAGGTCATCGAAAGTGCATCTGCAGCATCTGGCGATGGCATCCCACGCTTTCTTAAATCATCCTTAGACTCTATTAATAATTGCCCATTAGAACGATGCTTATAACCCAAACCACACAAATCTGTATGAAGTTCATCGCTATCAGGTATTTGGACAGGGATTTCTCCCATAAGCCAGTCGCGCATTTCGGACCATAGCTCAGCGCGAAGATTTCCAAAGCGCTCTTTATTGTTAGCAGTCCTAGCAACATTAATACCCACGACACATTCATAGCCCATCTCCTGTAGTCTATCAACAACTCCAGCACCAATTCCAATGCAGTCTATAAACACTTTAGCCGGCTTCTCTTTATCAATCATTGTCTTTAACCTACCTGCAAGCTCCATAGTATTGTGATTACGTAAGAACTCTAGGTCATATGCTACTCGCCCTTTGCGTTTAATGATAGCGCATCTATCGTTGTCACCAATGGCTGGGTCAACACCTATGTATAACGGAGTGGTTCTTGCTATATCAATTTTAACTTTGCGTGCTTTAGACACATGGACTGATGGTATAAATGTATCGTCAATTGGGTTGAGGAACGACTCACTAGCGCAACACGGATATTCCTGCTGGAACAATCTAACGCCAACGTCATGATCATTGCTAAACTGACCTATCTTAAATCGCCGCCAGTAAATATGTTCACGCGTCATGCCATCGGAGCCATAAGCATCCATCAATCGCTGCTCTTCTTCGGTTAGCGATATTTCATCATGCGATTGATTGTGAAACGCTCTATACTCTGGCTGCCAGTACCAAGGAACAAAAATAGCTTGAAAATCAGATTTGCCTTGCTCAGCCGCAACCCATACAGAATGAAAATAATTGCCAATGCCATTGGCCGTGGACTCTAATATGATTTCGGTGCCGTCTTGGTCGCCTACTGCCTGCATTAAACCTTGGGCATGTTCAGCAGCGTTGGGCCAAAAGGCGCATTCGCTGTTATGTGTTGCGCCATGAATCGTGCAATATGAATGATCGTCATGGTTTACTTCAAAGTCATAAACAACCTTTTCTCCAACGTCTTCCATTTCTTTAATTCTAACCCAGGCATATCCTTCGCTTATTTCAGTAGTATTGGCTGCGTTGTTCTTGGTTGATTTTGTTTTGATTCGTAATATAGGTGGTGCAGGCTTCCCTAATGAGCGCGCAATATCATTTACACCTTCTCCGCATAGACTGAAAATGTAAGCTTCTTTTTCATTTCTTCCATGCCTGACTGCTGATTTTTTGTGTTCTATACCGGCCCACCCAAATCCTAATGAAGCACAAATGTCTCTTAAAGTAATTGTTAGCGACGAGCAAATAGATGTTGCGCGAATCCTTCTATCTTCTGCGTATGAACTGCCATCACCGGCCAAATAACCATGCAATAAACCAAGGCAAAACTCACGGCCTTTCAAGCTCCAATCAAATGGGAATTTTTTTTCTTTAGTTCGACCGCACATGCGATTTATAAGCCTAATAAATCTATTTCCATATATTGTAATAATAGAGGTAAGGCTGTCTTCTCGATGATTAACTTTCATGCTTGAATAATAGCTGCTAAAAGGAAGCAGCCATTCGATCGTTCTATTTACTTCTTTTCTATGAACCGCAAACTCCAATCTTGACGGGTAATGCGGGGATTTATATTGAAGCGCAATATGGCCGTCAGCAAGATATAGGCCAAGCAGCCTTCCAAATTCATAATTACAATTTATTTCATCTGGGCATAAAAATTGCCTGCCGCCTCCATGAGCACGAACGGTGGCTTTTGGTAACAATTCAGTTGTTAAAACATTATGAATGGTTCCCACCGGATAACCAATAGAGTCACCAATATTTAAATGCCTTAGCTCTTTCCAGCCCTGCTTAGTCCAAAACCTATGTTCAGGGGTGGCGATTAAAGGAAACGCTGTTAAACCCCTAAAAACAACTGAAAGGCATTCTTTTTTTTGGGATGATATATAAGATATATTTGCTATTGCACCAGTATGAGTTTGAACTCGATCGCCAACAATAAAGTCCTCTATTAATTTCAATCCGCCCGTTGTTGGATCGTAGATTCGCGTTCCAGCCCCAAGACATCCATGCAACAACTGTACTGTTTGACTGCGGCCAGTGCCTTTTGCGCCCGCAGTTCCAATAGCGTATCCAGAGTCAATGGATTCAAACTTAAGTTCTTTCTGGCTGTCACGATTAGCTTTAGGAATTAAGCCTGCGGGCAAATACTCATAGTATCTGCGCGTCATATCAAATAAGTTTTTAGTTGCCGCTGTTTCGTGCGTAAGAATAAATGTCTTCATTCCCCGATTAGTAACAGTCTTATGAAAGTAGCGCGCTTGTATCAAAGTAGACACGCCTTGCTGCCTTCCTTTTAGACATATTGCCCGAACCTTGCCAGTTTCTTTTAGCTGAGCTTCTAGCCTGTCATGGATATATAGCTGCGCTCTGTTAAGCTCAAAAGGGATTACAGAACCGTTCTTAGTACGAATCTTAAAGAATGTTTCAGCGAAGTATTGGAACTCTTTTAGGCGCATTAGGCTTGACTCTAGGAGTGCTCGTTGCCCATCATTTGTCAGCATCATTAGCCTGTAATTTACGTAAGAACTGTATCTTCTCGTGCTCTACTAAATCACGCAATGTGCTATTAGGCATAAATCTTGTAGGCCCTTTGTATTGCATAGCTTCTAGCATCATTAGCAAGTGTTGACGTAGATTAAATTCGGCTTCTTTTTGTGTTGGTGCAGTATAGTTTTCTTCAGGGCCTGTTTTAATTATTTGTCTGCCTAGCTTATCTTTCACGACAACACCTTGTTAGCAAGTATGTGTTCTAGATTCGCGATTCGCGAATAGCATTTCTCTACATGCTCTGTTAGTTGTCGAAATTGGTCTTGCAAGGTTAGATGTGATTGCAGTATCTCAATCATCTTTTCTTCGTCAGCAGTTAATACTTTTACAATATCTTGTTGTTCAATCATCTTTTTCATCCTCAAAGTTGAGGTCTAGTGGTGGCAGAATTCCAGGCCACTCACCTCTTTGAAGCATTTGCTCTATTCTAATCATTTTATCGTAGATATGCTGTAAATTGCCACGCCTATCTGATAATGCTTTTTCTTGAGTAGTTATTTTATCTTCATGAGCTTTCAGTGATCTAGAATACGCTTCTGTAGTAGATTGTATTTGCCTTAATGACTCACTAACAGCCTCGTATTTCTTTTGTAATTTCTCTTTATATGAATCTAATTGGGCTTTTTCTTGTTTTAAACTCTCATTAACGCGTTTTAATACGGTCTTCTGTATCCATTCTGCAAGTTCATATTTATTTGTAGGTTCTATTTCTGTTTCAACTACCGTAGTGGTGTCAGTCATTATTTTCGTCTCTCATCAGTCGTATCAAATTGGCCTGCAATGTAACCAAGCTTTATATAGATTTGATAATTTTCAGGCACATCTTTTATTTTCTTTAATCTTTCTAGCAACAATCTATATTCATATTTCTTATCAATTTGTTTATACACATTCTGTATGTCGTCAGGCAATGTATCAACAAAATCTAAGAGTTTCATTTGTTCTTCTCGACTAGTAAGTTTAATAGCATTTCCACGGCTGTTTTAGAATCAATATCATCTTTATCTCTTTCGCGCCATCGTGCCCGAGTCTTTAACCAGAATATTTGCGCGCTTAAGTCGTCTTGAGCGGTGGCTTTGTTATATAAAGCTCTTGCTACAGCAGCGTTTGCACGTATGACAGCACTATCCATTTCGGCTCTATAATGCTTTGCCATTGTATCAACAGTAATACCAAGGTATTTGGCTATTTCTTCTTGAGTATTGCCAAAGCTAGTCAATGCATATACTTCTGCTCTGGTTTTGTCAGTAGGCTCATGACCTGGATGATTAGTTCTATTTCCTTTGCCGCTCATGCACCCTCCAATGTGGCTATTTTATTAGTATAGTTTTCCCATCGTTTAATTATGACATCACAATATTTTGGGTCAAGCTCCATCATAAAGCATTTACGCTTTAGTTTTTCACATGCTATTAAAGTAGATCCAGATCCACCAAACAAATCAACAACCAGGTCATCGTAAATTGTTGAGTGATTAATGGCTCTTTCAACTAACTCTATAGGCTTCTTTGTTGCGTGGTCTTTATCCGTTCCCATTTTTCTTTGTATATGCCAAATGTCATAATATTCTTTTTCGCCACCTTGATTGGTATGCAATGTGGGCTTTCCCTTCTTACATACGTTAATAAATTCATGGCAATATTTATAATCCGACCCAAGACCATGAACCATCTTGTCCCAAACAATTAAGTTAGATCGCTTAAACCCTGCTTTATCAATATGAGGTATTAACTCATGATTTCTACGCCAATCAAGGCATATATAAGCAACGGAATCAGGCTTCAATAACATATAATAATTAGTAGTAAACAATGACATAAATTCTTGCCATTCATCATCTGTGTAAGCATCGTCAAACATATTTGATAGCCTACCTGACTTGGATCCTTTTGTTCCTTTCCACAGGCCTCCCGAACCCTTTTGTGATTCAGCGGTCATCCCTGTGTTATAAGGAGGGTCGGTAAATACCATATCAGCTTTATTGCCTTGCATTAACTTATCAATAACATCAATCGATGTACTGTCACCACACATCAACCGATGCTCACCAAGCACCCAAACATCACCAAGTTTTGAGGTGGGCTCAATAGGTACATCAGGACAATCATCTTCATCACAAAACACTTCTGGCTCTTCATGAGGAAAGATATCAATCAATTCCTCAAGACTAAATCCTGTCAGCTCAAGATTAAAATCATCAAACTTTAATGATTCAAACTCAGCTTGCAATATAGATATATCCCAATCAGCATTTAAAGCCAATTTATTGTCAGCAATAACATAAGCTTTTTTTTGTGATGAGGTTAAATGACTTAAAACAACGCAAGGAACGCTTGTCATGCCTAAACTAATAGCAGCTTTAAGCCTACAATGACCTGCAATTATCTCGTTGTTTTCATCAATTAATAAAGGATTAGTAAAGCCAAATTCGTTTATAGAGTTAACTACTTGCTTGATTTGTTGATCACTATGCAGCCGAGAATTTAACTTGTACTCCTTTAAATCCTCGACCAAAACGTCTTTATAATTCCTATTCATATATATATTACAAGCCTTTTCCACCCATCTCTTGCTTACGAACCTTAGCACCTTTCATGCCTTCAAGAGGGTATTTAGTTTGATTGTCAGCTCTAGAATTCCAAGAAGGATATTTGCTTCCAGCATTCATATCAGCAACAACGCTTTTATATGCGCTTGGCATACAGTAAGCTTCATTCTCTACAGGTCTGTCTTCACTCATCGTCTATCTCCAATTTAAGCTTAAGTTGTTCGATCCAAATATTAACTTGTTCTAGATATTCTCGCAATGATTCTAATTCAATTGGACATATTGTATACAGATTGATCATCTTTATCCCCAATTCCTGTGGAAAACTCTGTGCATAAGCCATTCTAACCCAATATCTATATGCATGCCAAAATATACCCAATAAATTTTACATATGTGTTGCGCGTGACATATGATTAATATATAATTGGCAACAAATGACAACAAAAGGAATTAACATGAAAGACCTAACCCTATACGACCTAATGGGCTCAGACCACACAATATTCGCAAGACTACGCAAAGACGGCGAAGTAGAGACAGAAGTCTGGAACTCCGACGACAATGTGGTCTTCAGCCAAGCAAGCCATCATTTTGCCTGGGAATCACTAGTATCATTCGCTAAAATGGTATTAGATCAAGATAAGAAAATACAGAAGGAGTTGTTTTAATGCATGAATGGTTACCAACAATTATCGCCGTAGGATTGGGCGCACCTATAGGCTATAAACTTAATCTTGGTGGAATTATGACTGGATTATTGTGCTTAGGTATTCACGGCTTAGTAGTTTTTATGGGGTGCAAATAAATGATTGATTACGAAAATAAAACAATAAGTGAGCTTATGGCGATTTATAATCCGATATATGAGCAAATAGAGGAAGTTAAGCATTCAGATTATAACGAACTTTTTTGCGAATGGATTTATGATTTAATAGTGGGAGAATGTGATGAAGATTAGACATGGTTCTTCTATTCGGCTAACTGTTGCCGACAATGATGAAGAGCTATCAATAGAGTTTGACCTACTAGATACTTACCTAAATTACGGCGATAGAAGGTTGATGATTGCTGATTACGAGCTTTTTGATTTGCTTAAAGAGTTTATGGAGCGGCATTAATGATTGACTCCTACAAACTAAAGCAATGGCTATACGAAGAAATGGACGCAGAAAAAAGATTTATGACACTATGCGATAATCAAAATTCCCCAGGAATGGCAATGGCTATAGGTATGCATGATGCTTATGCAAGAGTGCTAGATTACATTGAAGGAAAACTTGATGATTGATTACGAAAAACTAAAATTAATGAACTTATTACTTGAAAAATTAAGCGGTGATTATGCTTTGCTTGTGTCATGGAGCAAAGACACCGGATATAAATATTCAATTCATAATTTAAATGAGCCGCACGGCTATGGATTTTTAAATATAGACGACCTAATTAAAAAGCTTGAAGAATTAACCGAGCCAAAGCCGAAATACGAAGTAGGTAAAAAAGTATGGCTTGTCGACTGTGATTGTATATGTGTTGCTAAAATAGTTAAATATGAAGGCGATGAATATAAAATTAGTGATTGCAGGCCTATCGACGGCTCTATGACTACAGGAAAAGACTGGGCGCAAGAATCCGACTTACACCCCACAAAGCAAGCCCTCATAGAGGCACAAATAACCTATTGGCAATCATTACTAAAGCCAGAATGCAAACACTTAAATCAATCAATTTCAATGACCGGCCATACGTCAGGTACAAATTCTTGCCTAGATTGCAAGCAAGAAATTCCTTTTCAGTGGTCAATAGATTGTAATCCGAAACCAAAGCCACAATGCGACCACGAATATCAAAAAACATTGGATAAGTCGGGCATGTGTTTTATCAATATGTGTCATAAGTGCGGCCATCAATATCCGATAGCTTTATTAAAGCCCGCGGTTGAATCTGTAAGCAAACTAGCCCCCACACCATATCACAGATGTCCGCATGGAGTAATTTGCTACGAAACTGAAAACGTTCGTATGTATTGCGAAATTTGTGGTAATAAGCCAGCCAAAGAAGAATGCCAGCACGAAAGCGACAATATAAAATACATCATGAATCCAGGCTCAGAAGGTCTTGAATTCCCAGCGTCAAGATGCAAAAAATGCGGAGAATTCTATAAATGAAAATATTTACAGCCAAGCATAAAATCCTGCTTGAATCCATGTTATTTGAAATTCCAACGCTATGGCGAATAATTCGAGAGCTTAGTGAAAAAATAGAGAAATTGGAGAAGCGTAAAGATGAAATGGATTAAACGCATAACCGATTATTACAACGACAGGCGTTTGGCCGAAAAATGAATGTTTAATTGAAAACCGAAAATGCACTGGCGGCTGGACTTGGATGTGCACTAAATGCGGCAAAAAAACAGGGGATGAAACGCAATGATAATCAGTGAAAAACAAATTCATTCTTTAATAGTTCATGTTCATAATTATATTGATAATTTAAAAACATTAAAAGAGACGAATGGACTAAGTATATCGGAGCACGGAAAAGAAAATCTTAATAATGCTATTGATTTACTTAACTCAATATACAACCAACAATCCGAAGAACTAAAGGAAATAAAGTGAAATACGCCCTAATCCTATTCATGCACCTACAAGGCGGCACATCAGCCTACAGCATTCCCATGGAAACCTGGGCTCTATGCCAACAAAATAAAAAAGCAATCCTAACAGAATTAGCCAATTGTATGACATGCTCAGTCGATGTCCGTAAAGCAACTTGCATCAAGGTAAAACAATGACACACGAATTAGCATTAATATTTATAGCAATAACACTAGGGCTCCCATTAGCATCAAAATTAAGAATGACCTTGCTTTCTGGCTGCTTTTTCTGCGGCGGGTTATATGCTTTACTTGGCCAAATATTCTCATAACATACTAATTAGGCTATTTAATGCAAATACATATTAACAAAAGACAAAAATGATTGACCTATTAGACCTAATGAACGAAAACTACAAACCATCAATAACCAAACACGATACGTTATTGCACCTAATAACCTTCATAAACGAAACAGGTACACACCAAACACAAAACAATATCTCGCTTGAACAAATGAAAATTCTAAAAGATAATGCCTACATGCTTTATAGAAAGCTTAATGCATTTTTGTAAAAGATATCGGACGGTTACAGCATTTCTATAAATGTCCGATAATTTAGGAGTTTAATTTGTTATCTTTAGCCCGCAGAAAAAATGAATCAATCATAATTGGTGATGACATCATTGTCACAGTCTTAGATTTTGAAAATGGCAAAGTAAAATTTAGCGTCAAAGCCCCAAGTCATATAAAAATTCATCGCAAAGAAAGGCATGGATTGCCTGCTTTGGAATCCAATGGCTAAAAATCAATTACGCGACCAAATGAAATGGCTGTGCACTATACTCAAGCTTCATGACTACGAAATCACAGTCAGAAATCCTCGTCCATCACCAGATTCAGGCCATACAACTATCGTTTTAACCAGAAACAGAAAAGTATACCGTTTTTCCGACCCTGATTTACTAGTAATAAATAAACAGCTTTTGATGCTAATAAATAATCTTGCTGAAACCAAGGCCTAAATTTGCGTTTTAAGGCGCTTTTCTTTTGACCGCGACAAAGATACCAATTTGCTGTAATCGCAGCTTATGCGCGGCTCAAATCGCTTTTAATCGCCTAATATAACAATATTTTCAGCTACGGGTCCTTTAGAAGATTGTAAGTTAGAATCAAAGTTAACTTTCTGGCCTTCTTTTAAAGTTTTAAAGCCTGGGGTCTGAATGGCTCTGAAATGAGCAAAAAAATCACTTTTGCCATCGGTTATAAATCCAAATCCTTTTTGGTCATTAAACCACTTCACTGTACCTGTTGCCATTTTGCTCTCTTAGTTTTTGTAGACCTACATTTTATCACCAACGGCTTCTCTCAGATAGCTATTTGCGCGTCTTCTACCGCTATTCATTTTAGCTAATTGCGACTTTTCATCAATCATTCCTTGCTTCCATTCTTCACAATATTGCTTCATGACAAATTTGCGCCTGTCCGCTGGGATGTAGCTTAGATATTTGACAATAAAACGTAAATCATCGGGCAATAATTCTATGCCGCTTCTATCGCAGTAGGGTTTGAATGTCATGTTTACCCAGCTAATAGTCATAATTACCTTAGCATATCCTTAAGCATTTGAAGTTGTTCTCTTCCGTACTCTAATCTACGTGTTCTTTCAGGTGCTGGCAATGCAAAATCTTCTAGATTTCGTGTGTCTGATTGTGGTTTTATTTCTATCTTTTTGCATAACGCAATAAATTGCCCAGGAGATGGAACAAAAGGCGATTCAAGTAGCCTGTATTTTTCTACCCCTTTTTTAATAAGGTCGACATCGCTTAAACCAATTTGTTGGAACGCTTTTATCCACTCTTTTTTAGCCCGCTCAAATTCACCCTCCGTTGGCCATGCTTGTCTAAAAGCAGGAAATATCCCTTGGAATGTGGCGAATAATTTATTTACAATTCTAGCTGTCTGGATGTCATGCGTATTCACAAAAGGCTCCTGGTATTGATATTTACATGCTGGCTTCAAAGTAGAGCTCTCTAAAATTTCATTAATCCTTTTCATTAAAACATGTCCTCGCTTATATTCTCTATCCATTTTGTGCTGTTATTATCATAAAATGATTTTTTCTCGCTCTTCTTAAATATGCGGGCGTTTTCAATCCATTTTATAAATTTATATTTATCAAAAACCTGGTCTTTAGAGACATAATGCGATCGGCATTCTTCCAAAAGACGCTCAAAAAGAATTTCATTAGCGGGAAATTTTTCTATATGTATGCGCCTGCACTCCATGTCTGTCTTACAAACGTATATTGCATCGTTTATTTTCTGTTCATAATTAACTTTTACTAAGCCGTTTTTTTCTTTTTGTTTGTAATTGTTTTCTGCATTAAGTAATTCTAATGCGGTTTGTGGTTTAGGAAATAAGGTATCAGGATATTGGTATTCGGGGTCGACAGAAACAACTTTCTCACGCGCGCTTTTGTTTGTGTTTTTATTATCTTCTTTCTTTTCTAATATTCTTTCTTTTATAGGTGCTGTATTTCCACAATGTGGATTATCCACAATGTGGGTTTCCCGTATTGTGGGTAAATGTCGCTTCAGCAATGTGTTCCAGCAACTAATTTTGCCATTCTCCCCACGGGCAGGCTGAATTTCAATTGCCCCTATTTCTTTAAGGTATTTAAAACAACTATTGATGTGATCTCGACCGCATTTAAAATGCTTTTGAATTTCTTTTTTGCAAATTATCCAACCAGAAGGCTTGCTCGCCAAATAACAATAAACACCTAAAGCAGCCGTATTAGTAATCCCCTGTAACATCTCATTAAAAATGCTAGTAAATGGAAATGGCTCATGAGTTAATACATTTTTAGTTATCCGTTCTACGCTCATTTGTCGCTGTCCTTATTAAATTTTAAACGATAAAAAGCCTACCAAAGAAATTGGTATAAAAATTGGCTCTTGTTTCTTGACTTTTTTTACGCTGGTATGTAACATCCTACACATATTTTGGCCTACTCGTAATAGGTTAAAATGCCTCAGGGCCACGCCCTACGGCTTAGGAGTGCTAGATACATTCCTAAGCCGTCACTCTATAGTACAACTAATTAAAAAACAACAACTTACCAATAATATTTTTTAAATTTCATCTTTTCTAAAATATAATTTACAGTCTGTACAAAAAAGATAATCTGAATTTACAGAAGCATAATTATGCTCGCAAAGATTGTTTGTCATAATTTCATCAAAGTTAATATCACATACGGCGCAATAAGGAGGGTCTAAAGTTTCAGGGTAAATCCATAAATGAGCGCAATTAGTCATTATTTCCCTCCCATTGTTCTTTGGGGTGCTCAGGATATACCCAGTCATCATATAAATTCTGAGCTGTTAACGCCAAGCCTAAGCCCGAAAACCACATAACCGTAAATAATAAAATGCCTTTAGTCTTCATCTATTTTCCTCTCATAATGATCTAAAACTATTTGCCAAATGTCTTTGTCCATCTCCATGCCATAATTATTCGTCTCAAATGCCGTTTTTATTTCTTTAATTATTAAAACACGTGAATATTCATCGAGCGTAGACTTGTATTTAATTAATAAATTAGCCATGTCATCAACAATATAGCTTCGACGGCCTAGCGCATAACGAAATGCACACAGCATTAATATGTTCGTTTCATGCTTGTTCATCTGTTCGATCCTTTAATGCCAATAAACAATCTGCTAAGGCTCTAAATGCTCGGGCTGACATAACGGGCTCAAAACAAGCATTGCTAAGAAGCTCTTCAAGACGCGCAAATGCCCGATTAATGGCTTTGCCCTCATAAGCCGCCTTAAACGCTCTGAGCTCTTTTAATTCGTCTTCAGCTGTCATTTAATCACCGTATATATATGTGGGCGGCTACTCCGGCTAATTGCTATATATCCATGCGCTTCTAATGCTTTTAATGCAATAGCAATCCCATCACACCAAATGCCTGTAATGCGCTCCATCTCCATGAGTGTAAAATTAGGTTCATATTTATTTTTCATAAAACTATAAACTGTTGCTATCTTCTGCGCGGATATTTTATATTTCTCCAAATCCCACGATTCCGCCTCTTTCTGCACCCATTGATCCGGCATTAATTTCTCCCTATTCCGTAGTAACAAATCAATCTCACGCTTTATCGACATCTTCAACCTTCCCCTCGCCGTCATTCCAATCAGCCTTTAATACGCCGTCCGTAAATTCCTCTAATCTTTTTTGTGTTAAATAAGGTATGTATTTCTTCTTTTCCCAATTTGAAAAGTTAGTGTGTGCAAATCCAGTAATCATGCTAAATCTATAACTTGTCCCAAAATAAGCTTTTACTTCTTCCAATGTCATGCTCGCCTCCAAAGTCAGAAATTATTATGCATCAAAGACTTATATGTGTAAAGCGTGACATACGCAATTATCATTAATTATTAATTGCTACCAATAATTGACATTAATTACCTGGTTTGGTAATATGCAGGTTCGGCAGCCGCCGTGCTAATTAGCGAAGGATGACAAATGAATAAAGAAGATGAGTTAAAAGACAATGTGACGACGCTTAATTTAATTAATTATCAGATTGCAGAATTATGCAGGATAAAAGAAGAGTTAGAAGCTCGTGTATCTGCATTGCTTGAGCATGGTGACGACGGCTCACAGACTTATACTATCGACAAATACAAAGTGACTGTGACTACAAAATACAATTACTCGCTTGATAAAGATGAATATGAATGCATGGGCGGTAGATTGCCCGCTCGATTTAATCCTGTTGAGAAAAAGACTACGTATCACCTTAATAAACAAATTATTAGAGATGCTGAGCGTTATTGTAGCGAGGAAGAATTGGAATTATTTAATAGCATGATTTCTAAGCGTCCCGCTAAGTTACATTTGAGAATTACTGCGGGGATATAAATTGGCAAATTCGATTCTTATTATTGGGCCTTCGGGCTCAGGTAAATCAAGCAGTATGCGCAATCTAAATCACAAAGAAACATTTTGTCTTTCTGTTTTAGATAAACCTTTGCCATTTAAAGGCTACAGGAAGCATTACAAGCCTATTAAAAACTGGGATGACACCGAAGGCAACTATTATGCCACCGACGATTGGCAGCGCATTATTAAATGCATACGCATGGTTAATGAAAGACGGCCTGAAATAAAAGTGCTTGTGCTTGATGATATGCAATATGTTTTGGCTTCAGAGTTTATGAGGCGCTCAGCTGAAAATGGTTATGCAAAATATTCTGAATTAGCTAATCATTATTGGCAAATTATTAATGCCGCCCAAAGTTGTAGAGATGATTTAGTTACAATATTTATTTCGCACAATGAGGTCGATAATAATGGCGTGTCTAAAATAAAGACAATTGGAAAATTGTTAGATGAAAAGATAACTATTGAAGGCATGTTTAGCACGGTTTTAGAGAGCAGAAGCACTGATGACGGTTATTTTTTTGTTACGCAAAATGATGGTATGTCTACATGCAAA